TAATTCACCAGTGCGCTGATAGGGGATACCTTTACCGCCGCCATTGGTAGCAAAGTACCAACGTCTCTGCTTTTCGCTCTGCCACTGGTACGGATTATCCGCGCCATGTTCTACTCGTTGCGGTTCGTGTTTGAGGCCATGACGTTCATCACCGATAAAGTATTCAGCCGCCGCACGCATTGCAGCTATCTTTACGCCTCGCGGTAGTTCCTTGAGATAGTCCACAAGACCATCAAGGCCAGTCATGCGGATGTTCACACGTGCCGCCTGTACCCGATAAGAATATCGTATGTGGTTTTCTCAAATCCACTAGGCGATAGAACAATACCAGCCGATGTGATAGTGGCTGATGTGTTTCTATTCTCGCCAAATCTACGAAGATACTCAGATACACTTTCGCTAACGCACGCCATCTTTATTTCATCCGGCGTAGTGGATGTATATCCCCACGTCCCATTGATTGAGATCGCACCGTCAGGGTATCCGCTTGAATCGGTTTCCCAAACCTTCCCATTGATTAATTTTATTTGCCATTTTGGAGAAACATTAAGCGGCAAAAGTTTGTAATCTGCTGCTGATATAACGCCGCCCCCGCCATTTGTGATGGTTGTGATGGTTAGTAAATCTTCGTTGCCTAAATATAAATAACTGTTGCTTGGGGTATCAAAGTATTTTGTAGCAGATGCGGCATAAAATGTTCGTCCTGTGATGTCATCAAATGTTTGACTTATCTTTTCGATAATGTCCTCAATTACAGTGTCATCACTTACGTTTGCATTGCCTATGTCTTTATAGGCTTTGAAGTCCGCAAGAGTGCAATACCCATTTACGATAGTCATTAATCCTCGTAGTAAAAGATAACCTTGCCGGTTTTAGTATCACCGCCGGAGGCAATAACAACTTTGAGAACACCAGCGAGAATAGGCTTCGCTCTGTCACCACCCGCTGTACCTGTCAAAGCAGCACCATCAGCAACGGCATGAACAATGTCACGCGGATAGAACCATGCAACGGCTGTACCTGCGGAGGCTTTTGTCAAAAGCGGCTTCACACCTACGCCATTACACGTACAGGTAACAGTTGCACCAGTGGCGGTAGTACCAGGCTGATACTCAATCGCGTAAAGTTCACCCTCGACAACATGCCCGAGCGCGGTAGCCGAACCATCTGAGGCGGTTGTAAATTCTATTGTCTGCTTGTTCATTTCTTGCCTCGTTTCTTTGGCGCATCTTCAACTATTTCAGGGACATCTTCAACAAGTACGGCAAAATTATTCTTGGTTAGTTGCTCGGCTATTTCTTGCTCAAACTCTTGCACCGCGCCCTTCAAAAAGAATAATCCACCAGTCTCGCGCCCTTGAAAGTCTTGAAGGAATCTGACTATCATTTTGACTCAATGTATTCGAGTTCAACGTGATATTGACCAGCTGCTGTAATTGCAATTCCGGTGTGTCGAACAAGTACGGGAGTGCCAGCGGCCACAAAATAAGCACCAGCCATGTTTCCATTCTTGATGATGGTCAGTGCGGTAGTTGTACCGACTGCCTTTGTATTTGCCAACGCGGTAGCTGCGACAACTTCAACGCCGCCAACGGTAACACCCACGCCAACGGTAGCAGCGGCAACCGTCCCCGTAGTCTCTGTGTCATAAACCACACGCGCACCAGTAACATACACGGCGCGGGCAGGGCGAAGGATACATTCATCAATGGTCGTACCTGCCCCATTATCAATGTTGAAGATTTGAGACTTTACAATGTGTCGCTTGTCGTTTGAACGTGAAACGTAAGTTCTTGTCATTTCGTTTTCCTTTTTGAGAGTATTGCTACTCTGAATGGAGGGGCGGGCAAAAATACACCCGCCCCAATTGCACTAGCTACACACCTACGTTGTAGGAAATTGCGGAGGCTTCGGTGTCGCGGTAAGCAAGACCAAAGCGAGCAAGAGCCACGATTTCCCAAGAGTCGCTATTGGCAAAGCGGGTCAATTCAATAGTCATGCGGCGTTTGTAACCGAGTTTCCATTGATCGGGGCGAACTGCCAAAATCGAGCCGGTGGTGTTGTTGGTGTTGGTGTCAAGGTCAACCTTACCAGCAGTATTAGCTTTCAAGGCATACGCACCAGTTCCGCCCTTTGCAAACTGCCAAGAGGGCATGATTTCCACGCCGTAAGCGCGTTTCAAGAAACCGTTTTCAATAGTCGCGGCAGAGTACACGTCACGGGTCTTGACTTCCGGCAGGGTCATGTTGGCGTAATGAACATGCGGGTCAACGATGAAGAACACTTTGGAAAGGTCAGACGCGGCAATACCAGCAGTACCCATCAAGCGAAGGGTCTCAAGATAATCTTCGAGAGCCAACGCACCACCAGCCGAGCGGCTGTTAGCGGTGTTGGTTACAAGAGCCAACTTACGGAAACCATTCAGGAGCATGAAGGACTCAGTACCGGCAGGAGTTCCAGCAATATCATTGATATTCGTGGTCGCGCCGGTTTCGGTGTCGCCATTGATAACGACATTCTCCATCATTTCACGACCGGAAATCATCAACTGTTCACGAAGCTGGGGGGCAAACGCCACAATGGAATCTTCGGTCAATTCGCCGGAGTACATGACACGCGCCCCACCTTTTGCAACGGTCAATTGGCGAGTACCAGTTCCAGCCTTTGAGGAAGGAATAGAAGCCGCTGGGACTTTCATGGTGCTATCTTCGGCGGTGGTTTCAGCGACCTTGTACCAAGTGGGGTCAACATCTTCGAGGGGGAAATACTGCGAAGAGAAGCCATCAGGGATTACAACAGACGGGACCTTCTCAACAATTCCGCCTGCATGACGAATTGAACGCCACAACTCAGTGGAGTAAGCTGTACCAATCCAGTCAGAACCGTTACCGCTGTCACTAGTTGCCATAACCTCAGCAGCCTTGACCGCATTCTCGTCACCCAAACCAGCAGACTTCATAGCAGACTTGATATAAGAAGCGTCCTTATCGTGCTCGTCTTTCGTTTCGTCAATGAGCTTGTACGCCAGAGACTTGACGGCGTTATCACTCACGCGGCGACCATTAGCCCGCATGATTTCAATACCAAGCGACAAATCACCAGCAGACAGATTGTCATACTTGGTGTCATTGAACTTGGTAGCATACGGGGCAACGCCACCATAATCAGGCAAGCGGCGACCTTTAGCGGCTTCGGCTTTAATGGCTTCAACCTGCTTTTTGACCTCCGCGTCGATTTCAGCCTGACGCGCTTCCGCAGCTTTCTTGGCTTCTTCGTCCTGCTCGCGTTGGGCTTTCAGCGCGGCGGAGATTTGAGCCTGTACTTCTTCGGGAGTGACTCCCTTTACTTCTTTGTCGTCCATTTTATTTACCTCTTTTTTGATAGTTTGGTTATTATCAGCCGCGCTTTCTGACGCCTCTGGCTGTATGTCATACGGTAATTGTGCTTCCTCGTAAATCGCTTTCATTACAGGGAGAGCAATTGCATGTTTATTGCTGGGCTGTCTTTGACCACCTACATCAAAGACAGATAATTCCACTACTGCCCATTCATTGATTTTTCCGCCGTCGCCATAACGTACAAGATGCGGGGCAGAACCTGACGAGGCGCGTGCATTTCTTTCCTTTGCCGCATCCCAAACACGCTGGGCGAATTGCTTTGTCTTATCTAGTACAACCCTGTACCAGTGCCCCTTATCATCTACACGGTCATATTTAGCCACGCCGATATACTCAGGGGTGGGAGATTGCTTCCCGTCTGGGTTTCTGCCGTGATAGTAAACCGCAGGGATAGCCGGGTATTTATCTTGGTGAATAGCAGTATCAGGCGTGAAGTATTCACCATCGCTATCTCTGTCCTGCGGGCTACCAAAGGGGACGCCCAATACTTCGAGTTCCCAATCCCCAACAGCTTTGACTGATTTGGCGTTATCTTTTTTGCGCCAAATAGACATACAAACCGCGACGGCTTGGTCTTGTTCTTCGCCTTCATTTATTCGAGCGGGAACACATGCCTTCATCCACTCGCCTTCGTCTTGATACTCGCTTACATCTGGCATGATTTCCTCAATAAAAAAAACTGCGACACAAAGAACGGGGATTCCCGTCATTGCATCGCAGTTATGACTTACTGCCTTTGCTTGCGCTTATCGGATACACCGCCTCGCGCTATTTGGTTAGCGATATATTACCACATTTTTTATCTTGTGCTAGGTTTATTTGCCTTTATCCACTTCCGCACCTCTGTCCCTGCATGACGTATAGCCCCGGCAAGATTAGACGCAACCTTACTGCTTATCGTCCTATGCCCTGCGGCTTTCTGGTGGCGGGTCTGCGTTGAGTCGCCCCAGATATACTGTGCGCCTTTGGATTTGTTTTCCAGCTTGATATTATAGCCGTTGTTTAGTTCTTTCATTGTCCAAGCTGCGGAAGTGTTACCTGTACGGTTATTCTTTCCGATAATGTCCAGATGCGCAAAAATCCAGCGGCGTTGACGGGCGGCTTTTACGGGGTCGGCGGAGTATGAGCGAAACGGCTTGACGTATTTATACGGCTCATAATGCCTAAGACCTCTGGACTCATTGCCTAGTAAGTATTCTGCAATGGCTTTTATAGCCGTCCGCATCGTTCCGCGTGAGAGCGACTTAAGAAAGGCTTGTATTTTCTCGCTGTCTCTAATCTTAAATTGTACGTTCATTTCCTGTCCAAAGAAATTGCAATAATCCTGTCTAGTGCTTTCGGACTGCGCCTTTTTTTAGTAGGCTTTAACTCGCATTTACAATTATATCCTTTACAGTCTAACATCCTCCCCTGCGGCTGAAATCCTGACGCGCCCCACTCTCTGGCACTTGCAACAATTCCGTTTAGTTTTTGACAGGTATCACAATGCTCCGCGTCACCATACACCCATTCCATATTACCGCCCTCGTTTTGGGTAATAAGTACAACGGCTTTTTGATACGCTTCTTTCCATCGCCCCGCCCATAACCTAGCGCGGTTAATCAGTGAGTCTATTGGCTTTCCGTCAATTCTTGCGTCTATGATGTCACGAAAGAAGCGGTCAACAAAGTTGTACTGTTCTAATACAAAATCTTGATATGACGTTTCAAGATAACCGGGCAATTCACCCTCGTATCCCGCGTCAAAATAAGCCTTTTCGTAGGCATCGCGTATCTGCCCACTAATAAGGTTTGCCATTGTGTCAATAAACTCGCCACCTATGAAGTTTCCGTAAAGCGAGCGGACAAGCCCCTCCACTTGTGCGAGAAAGAAGTCCTCAGATTTATACGCCTCTGGGGTGTGTAAATAATATCTTGCCTTTGTGGAAAGATGTTTCTTTACCTCTGGCACTGCCTTTACAATGTCCCTGATTATTTTGTCCAATTTCAAGACCTCATAAACATAAACCACGCGAGCAGTATGTCATCGTCTGTAATTTCTTCTCGCTTTATCTCAGGCAATGACATACTATAATGAACTTCACGCGGGGATTCAGTTTCCCCTTCGCCCGTGTCAAAAAACGAAGAGGAAAAGAAAGATGAATTAAAGAACCCTGTCATTTATTCCCAGCCGTAATTAAACGCAACATCGTACCAAATAGACTGTGAGGCGGTCGCAGTACCAACGACAAATTTCATTACAACTTTGCGTCTGTGGTAATAGTCGCCTCTGTCGCTGGGCTGGGGAAGTTCACATCTGCGGGCTGAACAGTAACAGGCACATTGACCACCGGGGCGGGCTGGGTGGGTACGTTGACAGTAACCACCGGGGCTTTCTGTTCTGGCACGTTAACGGTCACAACGGGGGCGGGGATAACAATATCCTGCTTGACCGAGGTAGATTCCACAAGCATCTTGATAGCCCCTAGAATCTGTTCTGTGCTATTTGTATTAGCCTTTACTGCGTTCCCTTGCGTGTCAATAATAATCGTGTTAGGCATATCTCTTTTCTTTTGTTTTGTGTTTATTTCTAGGGATTTTT